GAATTTTGTTCAGTTGATTTCTTAATACTTCAGTATTATCTGACTCGGATGTCAGATCCACACCTTTTTCACAAAGGTCATTAAACAAAGTCCTGAAGTTTCTATATTCGGAAAGAAGGACCGAGTCGTCAGTTGTAGAAGATAAATAATCGTTAATATTCATGATTATAAATATATCAAGAATTAAAAACCCCTCCGTAGGGGAGGGGTTTCAATTTTACGATTTTAATTTTTTTATTTCATCCCTATATTTTATTGCCGACTCAAAATCTTGATTGGTGACAGAATTATTTAATTTTGTTTCTAACTCTTTAATTTTTTCCTTGTTGGATTCAATAGATTTGATTTTATCTCTTAATTTAGCAGCACTTTCATAATCTTGTTTTTCAACAGCACTTTCAAGTTGTTTTTTAAGATCCCAAGTTTCACCTGAAGGTTTATTGTTATCACCAGATGTTTTATATATTGTAGTCACCTGAAATGATCCGTCTTCTGATACAAATGATTCTTTAGTCCAAGATCCATTTTCATCATCTCCCGATTCCACGTTTCTCTTACCTCTGATCATATAAGGCGAGGAAAATGAACCGAAATCTTCAAACAAAGAATCAAATTCAGAAAACAAATTGTTAAAGTTAATTTTTTTACGTAACATTTTATTAGTTTTTTATTAGTTTATTTCTGAAAATCCATACTTATGAAATCTGTGCCAAACTTCACAAACTGACAAAATGTCATACAAATCAAAAAATACCTGACAAAATTACAAATATTGATTTTTTCATAAAAAACATATATTCTTAAAATAAAAAATGAATTTAGAGAAATTTGATTGGGGGAATACTAATGAATGGTATAGAGAAACAATAAAAAATGAGATATTTGAAAATAGAATATATGAGAAAATTTTCAAAGTTAATCAAGGAGATATAGTGGTTGATTTTGGTGCGAGTATTGGTCCGTTCGGATATACTCTACAAAATAGAGGAATATCACACCTTTATAGTTTCGAACCCAGCTTTGTATTTTTACCAACCTTAAGTAAAAACTTAGAAAATATTCCAAATACTATCATTCCAAAAGCAATTTCTGAAATAGATGGACTTTCAGAAACTTTTGTTTTTCTTGACGATCAAGGACAAAATTTTGAAGTACCCTCGATGACATTCAAAAATTTTATTGACACATTCAAATTAGAAAAAATAGATTTCTTGAAAACAGACTGTGAAGGGGGTGAATATAACATCTTCAATGTTGAAAATATGCATTGGTTGAAAAAAAACTTGGGGTATGCTGTTGGTGAGTGGCATTTAAATTCCCAAGAAACTAAAAGAAAATTTAGAGAATTTAGAGATGTTTTCTTGAGAATTTTCCCAAATCATTATGTTTACTCTGTTGACGGAGTTGACATAAAATGGGATCTTTGGAATGAACATTTTATTGAATATTATACAGAAGTAATAATCCATATAGATAATAAATCATGATTGAAGATATCGACCCAAGCGAATCCAAAAAGGACAGAAAACCAAAACAAAATCCAAACTCCAAAACACCTGTCTTAGATAATTTCTCAAGAGATTTATCTAAACTTGCTGAACTCGGAGCGTTGGATCCTGTTGTAGGTAGGGATGAAGAAATTTTACGGATTGCTCAAATTCTTTCAAGAAGAAAGAAAAACAATCCAATAATTATCGGTGAACCAGGTTGTGGTAAAACAGCCATAGTTGAGGGTCTTGCTCAGAAGATTTTTGAAGGGGATTGTCCAAGAAACTTATGTGACAAGAGAATAGTTTCTTTGGATATGACATCCATAGTAGCAGGAACAAAATACAGAGGACAATTCGAAGAGAGATTAAAGGTGATTTTGGAGGAACTTCAGGAAACCAAAGAAGTCATCGTATTCATCGACGAGATACATAACATCGTTGGTGCGGGAAATAGTTCGGGATCTTTGGATGCATCCAACATCTTCAAACCGGCATTAGCACGAGGTGAGATTCAATGTATTGGTGCCACGACATTAGACGAATATAGACAAAATATTGAAAAAGACGGAGCGTTAGAAAGGAGATTCCAAAAGGTTGTCGTTGAACCACCATCAGTGAAAGAAACGATTCAGATTCTGATGAATATCAAAGACAAATATGAGGATTTCCATAAAGTAATATATCACGATGATGCAATAACCGCTTGTGTTCGTTTGGCGGATAGATATATAACAAACAGAGAATTCCCTGATAAGGCAATTGATATCTTGGATGAGCTCGGAGCAAGAAGTCAGGTTACAACAAAACTTCCCGAGTCCATTGAAAAATTGAAAGAAGAAGCTGCCGATATCAAAAGGTTAAAACTTGAAGTAGTTAAGGCTCAACGATATGAAGAAGCCGCAAATCTAAGAGATAGAGAGAAAAAAGTCTTGAAAGAACTTGAAGACCAAAAGAACAAGTTTGAAAAAGAACAAAACACAATAAGAAAAGAGATATCTGAGGATATGGTATATGATGTTGTCGCATCAATCACCAAAATACCTGTATCAAAATTATCAGCAGATGATGTTGATGCTCTGATTAACTTGGAAAATAATCTGAATGAAAAGGTGATTGGTCAGCATGATGCAGTTGAAAAGATTTCGAAAGCAATTAGAAGAAACCGTCTCGGGATTAAAGATCCAAACAGACCAATCGGTTCATTCATTTTCTTGGGATCTACTGGAGTCGGAAAAACATATCTAGCAAAACAACTTGCAAAGCAAGTCTTTGGTGATGCAAATTCTTTGATCAGAGTTGATATGAGTGAGTTCCAAGAAAAACATTCTCTGAGTAGATTGATTGGATCACCTCCAGGTTATGTTGGATACAACGAAGGTGGACAACTAACAGAACAAGTTAAAAATAAACCATATTCTGTTATTTTGTTTGATGAAGTTGAAAAGGCTAACAAAGATATATTCTCTTTGATGTTACAAATCTTGGACGACGGATATATTACCGACTCCACAGGTAGACACATCAACTTTAAGAATACTTTGATCATTATGACTTCCAACTTGGGTGTAAAGAAATTGATGGAATTTGGAACAGGTGTTGGTTTCAATACCGCATCAAGAGCAGCTAACACAGAGGAAATAAAAAGAGATATTCTAAAAAAGGAAGTTAAAAATTACTTTTCACCCGAGTTTTTGAATCGTGTAGATGAGATAGTTCTCTTTAATTCTCTAAATGAAAATGACATTCACAAAATTATTGAGATTGAGTTTGTTCAACTCAAAGATAGATTAGATGAACTCGGTTATTACATCAACTTCGATGATAGCATATACAAACATATCTCGAAAATTGGATATGATGAGGAATTCGGAGCAAGACCTCTGAAAAGAGCAATACAAGAACAGATTGAAGATTTCATATCGGAAAATGTGTTACGAAAAAATATAGTTCTCGATAAAAAATACGAACTATATATGAAAGAAGACAAGGTGACCTTAAGAAAAAAGAGATAAAAAAAAGTGGGAGAAATCCCACTTTTTTCTTTAGATCCTTTCACATCCTAACTTATCGTAGATTTCAATACCTGTATTAACTGCATTCTCGACTTCCTCAACGATGATATATTCATTAGGTGTATGATACCTGTGATAACCACAAGATAGATTGATCATGTTGATATGAGGGAATAACTCCTTAAGAGCCTTCACATCAGTATAAGGATGTTTTTGTAACTTGAATTCGGGGTTGAATGTTTCACTCAGGACAGGTTCCATACGACTAAAGAATTCAGAGTTACGGTCAAACAATTGAACACCTGAACAATATTCACTCACCATATAGTTTGAAGGTGCGTCAAACTGAACCACATATCCGACATCAGAGAAAAAGTAATTATCTGCTTCAGAGGATCCGATACATCCGACTTCTTCGGATACAAAAAATGCAATCTTGACGTTGTCCAAAGATTCAAGTAACTTCAGACACACATAAATACCACACTTGTCATCACCACCAATACCAACATTTTGATCATTGAACATAGAAAATCCCTGCAATGCAAGTTTCATCTCTCCATTATCATTGGGTAACATCTTTTCTACAACTCGGATGGGAGTCATAGAATGTACAGTATCAAGGTGAGATACAAAACAAGGATAATATTCAGCAATACCTTTAGTTACATAGATATTTGATAAATCATCAGTGTAAAATTCATATCCTCTACTATACAAAAAATCCGTGATGAAACTCACCATCAGATCTTCTTGATAAGTTTTAGATGGGACACTGAGTAGTGTTTTGAAAAAATCTAAATCTTGTTGTTTCATTATACAAATATATTAAAAAAAATCTATTTATTAACAAACCTGTATAATATTTTTTTTAACGATTTGATTTTATCTAAAAAGAATATCTATATTTGTAGTGTTCTTTGATAATATGGGGGCGATTTTGGATTTGACCGGTATGGTCAGGCACAGAGTGCACGTAGTGAGACGAGATCTATCACTTTAATCTACGGTTTCAAAAACAACTGGCGAAACTTTCGCAAAACTTCAGTCTATTGGTTTGATCCAAACTGAAGAGGTTTACGCAGCCTAAGGCTCCGAAAACCTACGGGTCGGTCAGGACATACACCTATGAACAGAAGTCCACTGAAGGTTGGTTACCTTAATAACCAAAGGTTGTAGTACATCTTAAAGTATTACCACCGTGGCTGAACGGTGTGAGAATTCAGATATTTCGGATTATTGTGAATTAATAATGACCTAAACGTGTAGTACTCTCTGTTTGAGATATTTGGGACCTGGGTTTGAGTATCGGACCCATTCATCAGTGATGATGAATTAAAAATCGGATGAATTCAGGGAAACCTTAACGTGTAATGACGATGGTAATCCTGAGCCAAGCCTTGTAGGAAAAGGAAGGTGCAGAGACTAATGGGTTTCACACGCTTGTGATGTAATACCATATTAGCTTCCGACATCTCGTTATGAGATGATGATATAGTCCAAACATTAAGGAAACTTAATGATTATGCGAACCCCAGCGCCTCCACTATAGTAAACCACTCTGATTTTCAGGGTGGTTTATTTTTTTATAATTTTCATAAATCATTCTACACATTTCCCATACTTCTTTATCATTTTTATTTGATTTCATGAAATTTATACCTCTTGAAATCCATCTGACATTTCCTTTTATATACCCTTTGGATGAATCAATTCTATCCAATGATGCTGCAAAAAGTACACTATCTACAATTTTAGTATAAGAATTCAAAATTAGTTTTACTCCAGTAAAAGGACAAATACCTTCTTGTGAATCCCAAACTTTTATCATATCATCCATAGTAATATCAACATCTTTATTTCGTCTTTTTATATTTCTAAAATGATATCTGAAATTTGTGTATTTATCACGAGAATTACCTGAATGCTTAGTAATATCATAATAAGTTGCATTAGGATTATACCATTTACCACTATGTTTACCTACACAAGTTCTAGAACAGAAATGTTTTCTTTCATACTTTTCACTTCGTTTGATTTCTGATATTGGTTTATCAAATTCACAACCACAATGTTCACAAATTACTTTATTTGTTTTTCTTCCTATATTTTTTTTTTTCATTTCAATCATTTATAAATAAATATGTGGAAATGACGGGAAAAATTTGTGGAACTGAATTTTTTTTTTTATATTTATGGTATGAAAAATTTGATCTACTTATTTTTTCTGTTGACACCGTTGTGTGTCTTTTCTCAATCACAATCAGATATTGATTCTGTAAATTACTACTTCAATATTTTACTCAATCATGATAGAGACAGTATTCGACTCTATCAAAGGTCTAATCTGAATAGAGTAACTATTGAAACTGACACAACAAAATTTTTAAACCCAATAGAACACCTAAATAGATCTGTAGATGATCTTATGTACACAGGAAGTTACTTTCCACACTCAACAACAAATATTGAAAACTTTTTAGCAACCTATGGTCCTTATGATTCTTCAAGTCAGTATGTTAACCCGAAACAGATTGCTTATGAATTTTTTACTCGTTGGAAAAACTCACCAAAAGGTCACTATTATGTCATGATAAGTGATGAAAGATGGTCCAAACAAGATGGTTGGGATTATCAAACTTTTATCGTACTATATAAAATAAAATATGATCCTGATGCAAGAAACAAATGGGTCTTATGTGCAACTTTTACCGTTTTTTAATCAAAAACAGGACATTCAGGTGCCGTGCGACCTCCTTTTGTTTTGAAAGGTCCCCCACCACGAATTTGTGGTGGGTTGAATTTGATTTTTGGTATCCTTATTATGATTCCACCACCTCTTGTTCTTCCTGCAACTGTCAGACTATAACCGTCTGGAGAAGTAATGATTGTTTCAGGTTCTTCGGTTTCTACTTTAGGTATAACCGCAAATGTTATTGTAACCTGAGCCATTTGAGCATTAGTGTAATCAGGATGATTTGCACCCTTATTTTTATCCCAATCGGGTCCCGAAGTTCCATCACCATGTTCACCTTTAGATTCTACAGTGACAATTGTTTTATCATTAGTTATGATATTATTATTTTTAATAAATTCATCCACCAATGTTTTCAAAGCTTTTGCTCTATCAGTTGAAAGTGCCAAAAATCCACGTGTATCTGTCGGGGTTGTTGTGTAAGGTGCTGGTAGTTTAGTTTGTGGTACTTTGGATGAAGATGATATGATATTAATCTCACTGATGTAAAAATTACCAGGATAAGTGACAGTTGATGTTTGTTGTTCTCTTGCCTGAGCGAGAGCGTTTTCCAAAACTGACCTAAAACTATTGTTGAACTTCTGAATATAATCAGGTGTTAACTCAGGACTACCTGATTTAAATTTTGTTTCAGCACTTGAGGTATCTTCAAATACTAGCGCCGAAACGTCAGCTTTTTTCTGTGATCCGGTTCTTTGTTTCTTTTGTGTTTGAAAATTATCAACAACAATATTTCTATTTTCTTTTTTCGATTTGTCTATAATACTATTAATTTGAGACCATTGATTGTTTTGTGTAATCCAACTATAAAAATAAGCATTTTCAGTTTTTGAATTTGACCAAACTTCTTTTGAAATATTATCCATATATTTCATAAGGTCATTAGCCCTTTCCTC